CGCGACTACGCTCCTGTCGGCGTCGAGATGACGTTCTTGCAGACCGTGCAGGGCGCCCACGCCGCCATCGTCGTGCCGAACTATCAGGCGATCCTCGGCGAGTGCTGCTACTGCTGCATCGCCATGCTGTATGCCAACGACGATTGGCAGGACAACATGATCGCCTACATCGCGTCGGCCTGGGACTGCTCGAAGCCGCAGTGCTTCGGTCACGGGTACACCTACAACTACGGCTCGTTCGGCCAGATCCTCGCCGCCGACACCAATTCGGCCGAGGTCAGCCGCATCGCCCAGTGCACCACCGATCCGATCATGGGCTGGCTGAAGGCGGCGGCGTACGCGGCGCACTCCTGCTGCACCACCATCGACCACCCGGAGATGTCGGTGCAGGGTCCGAACTTCGGCATCCTGGCCTGCCTGCGTCAGCCGGAAAGCTGCTTCCAGTGCTTCACGTTCGATGAGCAGCAGCTGCTCCAGGCCACCGGCTTCGTCGTCACCGTCCCGATGCAGGGCGGCACCGGCGCCATGACCCAGCCGATGGTGGTCAACGACTCGACCAACAACCGCTACGACGAGAACGGCCGCCTCAACGCGACGTGGTGGAACGTGAACTCCCGTCGCCTCGCAGCCGCGACCGCCGATCAGGCGGCCATCGCTCTCGGCAACGTAGTCGGCCTCGGGCTGTTCACCAAGAACACCACCGTTCCGGCTGGCGTGCGCGGCACCAACCCGCGCATGATCCTGGGCCAGTTCCGGGCCTGGGCGAAGTCGCAGGTCGGCTACCTGTTCTCGGAGTTCGACAACATCGATCAGGACATCGTCCTGAAGACCGACTTCGAGATTGCCCCGAAGTGCCAGGGCATTCCCGGCAAGCTGTGGATCGACTTCACCTATCGGCCGCCGGTCCGCATCTCCACCATCATCATCAACGCCAAGCCTGCGATGCTCAGCAACTGCTGAGCATTGCGGCGCCTGATCCCCACTGTTTGATAGGAGACAACCACCATGACTTGCGAAAATCAGGTTGGCGTCAAGAACATCCTGCTGACCTTCCTCGACTGCGACAGCGGCGCCGTCTACGGTCCGATCTCGCACAACCTCTCGTCGGAGGATCTGCCGACGTGGCGGCTGTGTCCGTACAACAACGAGCCGCTGCCGCACGGCTATGTGAAGCGCAAGCCGACCAACCCGGAGGTCGAGATCAAGGTGATCCGCGACACCCGCATCCCGCTGTCGATGTACCAGGGCTGTAGCGACGTCACGCTTCAGGTCGAGTACTACAACGGGCTGGTCTATTCGGCCGCCAAGGGCACCGGCACCGGCGACGAGAAGTCGGACACCCACGAGGTCACCATGACGATCTCGTTCAAGGAGATCGACGAACTGCTGCCGGTCGGGACGCTGGAATCCACCGAACTGGTGATCCAGCCGACCTTCGCGGTCGCGGCGTAAACGCAGGCGCGCACGGCGGGCGCATGGGCGCCCGCCCACAGCGAGGGGACACGTTGTGAACGAGAAGGTAACAAAGCTGCCGTCGCAGCCGATCAAGTGGCCCGTCAAGTTCCAGCTTGGCGACACACTGATCGACGGCGTCATCATCAAGCCGATGACGTTCCACGATTTCGTCGAGTGCATCACCACAGCGCAAATGTTGCAGGAACCGAAGGTCTTCGAGTCGCGCCTGCGGCGCCAGCGCATCATGCGGCAGGTCACCTACTATTCCGGCAACAACGTCGTGGCGGTGACGCAGGACCACATGCTCGACATGCCGATCCCGATGGTGCGGACCATCACGTCGCATCTCGACGACGAGGAAGGGATACCAGGGAAGATCTCTCGCGACGGCGACGGGATCGACAAGTCCATCGTTTACACGCTCGGCATTCCGATCCCTCTCGGCCAAGGCAAAGGCAGCATCAAGGAACTGGAATTCCAGGCCTCGACCTACGGCGACATCGAGGATGTGATCTCGGTCGACACTGCGATCCAGCAGACGCTGGTCATGCTGCGGACTATCGCCAAGCCGCTCGGCACCAGCCTGTCGCTGCTGCCGTCGTGGGCGGTGAACCAGATCTCGGTGGCCGACGGCATCATGATTTCGCGAGATGTGCTGCCGCGTTTTCTCGGGTCGCCAGACGAGTAGGGGAGCGGGTGGAGCAGTATCGCTACTACTCCGCCTCGGCTGGCGACGTGCGAACGCTCAGTATCGGGCAGCTGACGCTGCGCATCAACTACTTCACCAAGGTGCATAATCAGGAAATGAAGAACCGCATTATCCTGGCTGGAGGCAAGCCGTAGTGGCAAGCTTTACAGAGTCCGCAACCCTCAAGGTCATCGATCAATCGACCGCACAACTTCGCAAGATAAACGCGGAGTTGAAGAAGCTCATGGCGACCGCACGGTCGCTGAAGAGTGTCAGCGTCAAGATCAACGTCAACGTCGGCAATCTCCGCGCCGCCACTGCCCAACTCACTGCCTTCGCCCGCGTTGCAGCCAAGCTCAAGGGCCAGACCGTAAACGTGCGGGTGAACCCCGCAGGCCTCGGCGGCGCCTCGGCGGCGCTCTCGCGCCTCCAGGCGCAGGCCGCGCGCGGCATCACGGTTCGCACCCGCTACGTCGGCGGCACGCCGCCAGCCATGCCGCCGGGCGGTGGCGGGCGCCCTGGCGTGCGCTACGGCGGCGGCGGCTACGGCCGCACGCCTGGGCAAGCCTTCATCGGCGGCTTCGGCGGCGGCCTCGGTGTCGGGCTTGGGCGCCTCAACGAGAATTTCGGTCTCGTAGCGATGGCAGCTTACGGCGCCGCCAAGGCGCTGAAGGCAATCGGCGAGGCGGCCTACGCGCGCGACCGTGCGGAATTGGCGGTCGACACCCAGTCGTCGGCGAAGCAGCAGGAGGTTTTCAAGCAGCTGGACGCCGAGGCCAAGGCGCGCGGCGAATTCAGAGGCGCGCTCAAATACAAGACGAACCAGTTCATTCTGGCACGAGCCTCTCTCCTGGGCGACGTCGGCAACAGCGAGGAGATGCGCAAGATAGATCCGAAGCTGACTTCCGAGGCTGCGCAGATCGAGCGCGCTCAACGTGCCGATTTGCTGACGCGGCATCTGTACCGGGATTTTGTGCCGGGTATGTATGCACGAAACCCTAATCTCACGCAGGAGCAATCTCAGGAGGAGTTGAAAAAACTCTCGCAGATCCTTCAGATCACCACGCAAAAGATGTACGACAAGGATGCGCAGGGAAATGTCGTACTCAGCGAGGATTTCAAGCGCGTAGCCGAGGGTCTCAGGCTGGCGCAGATCGGGGCGCCGGATCTGACGCTGGCGCAGATGAAGACCGCAGCGGCGTCCATCAAGTCGCTCGGTTACTCCGCGACGAAAGAACAGATCGCCGAGATCATGTTCAACGTCAGCGCCAAGGGACAGCGTGCGGCGAACGAAGCCTATCAGGCGTACAAGACCGGCCTGGGTGTGACCGATGTCGGCAAGCTCAACACCGCAATCGACGATCTCGGCCTGTTCCTGCCCGGTACCGCCAAGCGGCACTATACCAAGAAAAACCCGCAAGGTCTGGTCAGACCATCCACCGGCATCCCCAAAACATATTTCGATGCGGAAGGCGCGCCGGTCAAGCTGGGCGAGCGGTCGAGCGAGTGGTGGCGGCTCGCTATGCAAGACGAGGAAGTCCAGAAGAAAGCCAAGGCTTTTCTGGTCCAGCAGGCTGTCGGGGCGCTTGGTAAGGGCGCCACAAAAGCACAGAAAGCCGCCGCAGCGGCAGAGGTGGAAAATAAATATAGAGAAAAAGAAGCAACTGCCGTAACGGACGTCATCAACCGATTACTTGGTGGTGCCAGAAATACGGCTTTGCAAGGTATTCTCGATTCCATTCTCGGTGGCGATGTCACTGCGGCCGGTCTCGGGCAGGCGAAATCGGCGCCGGGGCCGCGCGAAGTCGAAACGAGGATGGAGCAGTCCTGGGCGGTACAGCTTGATAACCTGAAAACCTCGACATCGAACGCCGCCGCCGAATTCGGCAAGATGGCCGCTGCGGCTGCGAACCTGACTGGTCTATTTTCCGGCCTGTCGAATTTTGTCGACAACTTCCCGATCCTGTCCACCTCCATCGCACTCGCCGTCGGCACCGCCGTCGGCCTCGCGGTGATCGTGCCGTTCGCCCAGCTGGTGCGGGCGGCGAACGCCATCATCGCTGCGACCAGGGTCGGCGGCGCGCTCAACCCGAATCCTCCCGGCACTCCTGGCGGGCCTCCTGCTGGCCAAGGCCCCGGCAGGCCGACCGGCCAGGGCGGGCCGCAGGCGCCGACGCGCCCGACCGGCGGTATGCGGGGCGCCATCACTGCTGGCGCAAGCGGCTTGGCGGCTGCCGGTACCGGTTTCATGATGGGCGGCGTTCCGGGTGCCATCATTGCCGGGATTGGCTGGCTGGCTGTCGGCGGCGCACTGGTCGAGGCCATTCCGGAAGGCTGGTGGAGCCGGGCGAGGGCCGCCAACAGGGAGGCGGTATCCGCCAACGAGATCGCCGAAGCCAAGCAGAAGGTGCTCAAGCTCGACCGCGACCGCGCGGCGCTCACCAAGCGCCCGGCGGCGGCGGACAATCCGGCCGTGCAGCGGATGCTGGTCGAGCTTGATCGGCAGCGCGCCGAGGCGCAGGCCAAGGTCAATCGTCTGGAAGCCGAACGGCAGGCGGGCGCACCGAAGCCGCCGGACGCCGCCGAGAAGCCGCCGGAAGAGAAGCCGTCCGAGACGAAGATGCCGACCAAGGCCGAATTCGATGCGGCGATCAAGAAGGCGCTGGGCGTGGCGGGCGCTACGCCGACGAAGCCGATCCCGGTGATCCCGGTCACGCCGCTGACACCGGAAGTGCCGACGCCGGTGCCGTCGCCGTTCAAGCCGAAGACGCCGCTGGTGCCGGTCACGCCACCAACGGTGGCGCCGGAGACCCTGACGGCGCTGATCCCGCAGCTGGTGCAGTCGTCGGCGTCGATTGTGACGGGCGCGCAAAGTCTCGCCACCAGTTCGGGCGCTTTCGCGACGGCGTTCTCGACCGGCGCCAGGAGCATCGGCGAGGCTGGCAACGTCGCCGCCAATGCGCTCACCATGCGGGCGCCGGGTATCGGCGCCATCATCGGCGCGGCAGCGGCGACCGCCATCAGCGCGGCGGTCTCCAATCTGAGCATCGACGTCAACGCCAACGTCAAGGGCGGTGCCAGCACCGGTCCGCAACCAACGAACGACTGATGTCACGCACCAACTGCGCAATCGGCAAGGATTACGTCCCCGCCAGCTTCAAGGGCGTCGGGTTCTATTGCACCGATGCCGATATCGAGGGAGGACGCCGTGGCGCCGAGGGCGAGTTTCCGTTCGGCGAGCACACGGCGTACGCCGACCTCGGCCGGAAGATTCGTGTCTA